CATCAATCAACTACATCAATCATTGTTAAAACTAACATCTTGGCTCTGGCGCAAGCAGAATCATAATCACTGATATTGGAGTATATATTATGGCGCTTTATCATGGGCACAAAGAATATGGTGCTGTTTATTATCTTACAATAATCGCAATCTGGCTCGTATTTGCTGTTGGTTGGGTTATGAATATTATTTCAATTTGGAACACGATGGATAATCCCTTAACGGCCAAGTTCATTCTTCGCTGTATCGGTGTTTTCGTTGGTCCAGTTGGCGCTATTCTAGGGTATCTTTCATGAATAAACTATTAGTCGTTGCTGCTATTTTATTTTCTACTTCTGCTCTAGCTGATTTTGATATTGTAATCTCAAAACGTAAACAGACTATGAGCGTTTATGACGGTGGAGAGCTTATGGACGTATGGCCAGTCTCTACTGCTCGTAGAGGTTATTATACCCCTACTGGAACTTTCCATCCTTATGCCTATCAACCCATGCACTACTCAAAGAAATACGACAATGCGCCGATGCCCAATTCTATCTTTTTTAGCGGTGGTTATGCAATTCACGCTACTCCTCATGTTGGTGCTTTGGGTAGACCCGCTTCTCACGGCTGCGTTCGCCTTTCTCCAAGCAATGCTTCTACTCTTTATAATATGACCAAAGGTGAATACACAACAATCACAATTAAGGAATAATTCTATGCAATCTAAAGAGTCTTATTCATATTCACATGCCAGCACTGTAATGTGGTCATTACAACAGGAATTGAATAGAAACAAGGCTCTTAGAACTAATGATTTGCACATACAGGAATATCTTGAAAGAAGAATTAAGGAATTGAAGGAATATGAAAAACAATGTTTAAAAATTCAAGCTTCGTAGAAGAGATAGAATCTCTCTGCAAAGACAAAAACATAGAATATATTGATGCTGTTGTGTTTTGGTGCCAGAAGAACAATCTTGAGATTGAAACAGCTGCATACTGGATCAAGAAAGACCCAGTGATGAAATCCAAGATTCAGCTTGAGGCTGAAAATTTAAATGTTTTGAAGCGGGGCGCACGCCTTCCAATATAAATAAATGGTTAAACCATTGTTGGAGGCCAATATGCTTTTAAAAACAATTGGCAAGCCAGCACATGTACCGAATACCGTGATAAAAAAGGCAGTGGTTTTCTACGCAAAATATTTGTTAGGCGCTGGAAAGTTATATGAAAACATACAATTAACTGTGATTTTTGAAAAGTTTGCAGAAAACGACAATGATTACGGTTACTGTGACTGGGTTGACGATAACCATTGCAGCAGAGTATTCAATATAACCATTGACAGATCTCTCAGCAAGAAAGAAACACTTTTAGCCTTGGCGCATGAGATGGTGCATCTCAAGCAGTATGCCAAAGGCGAGTTGAAAGATATATTCAGACCCATGAGAATGGTGAAATGGCATGGTGACAGGTATCTACATGAGAAAATGGACTATTGGGAGCAGCCTTGGGAAATAGAGGCTTATGGTCGTGAGAAGGGATTATACTTCAAATTCCTTAATTATTTGAAAACTGGTGAATGTGAGATTATTAAATGTCCTCCTTTGAAGTCTATAAAGATTACATAGCTCTTAAAAACCATTTCACTAAGAAAGAATATGACTACATAAAGTATAATGGTAAGACTGGTGTAAAGGCAGCGTCGTTTGCTAAACGCAAGGATAAAATCTTCTTTGACAAACTTGCGAAAAATCAGGATTACCATGAGTTTCTTATTGCTAATCTTAGTGACAATCCGAAGCTTTGGATTCGTGATCTTGCATATTCAGATGATGCTCAACTAAAGTTTCAGACTTGGAAGAAACGTAACCAATCTCTTTCATATATCTTTAAACAAGAAACCAACGAACATCTTTGTAAACCGTTCAATTACAACTTTGTTTGTAAGGATGGTGAGCATCCTATTCTCTTGAAACTATATCTGAGAAATGCTATATGTTTAGAGACTTTCTGTGTAATTTTAGATTTAACAGAATCTATTCCGTTCTTTGATAGGAAAATGGAATACGATCCAGTGTGGGAGGAAATCAGTCTAAAGGCAAAGAAATACATTCCGTTCATAAAATATGATAAAGATAAATTCCGTAAAATATTACTAGACTTTTACGGCTAATTGAAGTAGTATAAATATATCGGGTGATACAAATGCCCGTTATACAAACATACGATCATACGGAGATTAATATGGTAGATTTTGCTAAACTAAAAGCCTCTTCTGGTAAGAAGTCCCTAGAGTCCCTCACTCAAGAACTCACTAAAGTTTCTGGTAACGAATCAAACAACAAAGACGACGAGCGTTTTTGGCAACCAACTGCTGATAAGGCAGGTAATGGTTATGCTGTTATTCGTTTCCTCCCCGCCCCTGGCGAAGAAGACGTTCCATTCATTCGTCTATTTGAGCATGGTTTCAAGGGTCCAGGCGGTTGGTATATTGAGAACTCACTAACCACTCTTGGTAAGAACGATCCTGTTTCTGACTACAATACTAAGCTTTGGAATAGCGGTATTGAGTCTAACAAGGAAATCGCTCGTAAGCAGAAGCGCAAGCTTAACTTCATTTCCAATATCTACGTAGTCCATGATTCTGGTAATCCAGACAAGGAAGGCAAAGTCTATCTCTTCAAGTATGGAAAGAAGATCTTTGATAAGCTAAAGGAAGCTATGGAGCCTCAGTTTGAGGACGAAGAGGCAGTCAATCCTTTCGATCTTTGGTCAGGTGCTAACTTCAAGCTAAAGATTCGTCAGGTGGAAGGTTATCGTAATTACGATAAGTCTGAGTTTGATAAGGCTGGCCCTCTGTTCGATGACGACAAGAAGCTAGAGGCAGTATGGAAGCAGGAGTATTCTCTACAAGAGTTTCTTGCGCCATCTAATTTTAAGTCTTACGAGGAATTAGAAGCCCGTTTATCCAAGGTTCTAGGCTCTCCTAGCGCCCCTAAAGCTTCTAAGGTAGAGGATAGCCTAGACGAAGATAGAGCGCCCTCCTTTAAGGCTACTCACGCTCCTAGCTATTCTGGAGACGATGATGATAATGCAGAACTAGAAGAGTTTTTCAATAAACTAAAGGACAAGTAAAATTAGGGGGCATTAGCCCCCTTTTTTATGCACCCATGTGCTTTTTAATTTTCTTAGCTTCTTCCCAGTGATTGCCACCGATTAAAGATGCCCAATCTGGCCAACTAACATCAGCTGGATGATTATAATTATATCCAGCCATATCTCCGATATATCCAGATTGACCGCCGTTGACTTGAATGTTATTTTGAGCAGGAGTTTCGTTAAATAAACTCTCTTGGAATGTTTCTTGATTAGCAGCAGATTGAACAGCAGTTTGTTTAACTATCTGACTATTCATTTCTGGTAAAGAAGTTCCACCTATTAATTGACCTGGACCAATAGAAGGCATTAAGGCAGCTTGAGGCATAGGTGCGTTCATATTACCTAAAGCACTAGTTAGCATAGGTAAGAACGATCCTACTATTCCACCAAGACCACCTGGCATAAAACTATTTAAAGCTCCTAATCCAATTTGCATAGGTAGATTAGATCCAGCAGGTTCCATTGGTCTAGAAATAGCAGTAGAACCAGATTCTGTTCTTTCAGCACTAGCAGAAGGCGGTGGAACAGTTTGTACTGTTGTCATTGGCGTTGAGCCGGGAGTTAACGTGGATTTATTATATGCTTCGCTATGTGCTTGATCGGGTGATGCTCCCATCAAACCACCGATAGCAGACGCACCACCTCTAATACCTTTACCGCCTATTTGAGCATGAATATGATTATCGTGATCTTTAACTCTCCAAAGAACAGTATAACCAGCAGCTTGTAATTGTTTAGCTAACTTATCAAACTTTGGACCCCATACAGGATCTCTTGCTTCTACTATATTACCAGGAGCGTTAATATCCATAGCCATACCATCGTTATGCGCAGATCCAGGATGATGTTGCTCTGGATGAACGCCTCCGAAAGCTGGGTGCTCAGAAACTCTAATTCCCATACCTTGAAGAGCTTTTCCTAAAGCGACTAGATCGCCAGATGGTAAAGGAGAAGCGCCTTCCATTCTTTCTGAATCTTTACCAGAAGGAGTTACAGCAGCTGGTGTAGCATCAGATCTTGGAGTAGTAGCAGAAGCTGATTCTGATGGATTAGTAGAGGAACCAGCACTATACGATCTTTCAAATTTTGAAAGATA